CTGGAACTTCATGATAGACTAAAAGAAATAGGCATACCGAGTTATAATGATTATACAAAGTTACTCGCCGCGGCGTATATAATTACTAATAACCTACAAGACCAAGTGACTATGTATCAGAAAGCAATTAATGGGTACAAAACAGACACCATTCCTAAGCTTTCTAGAATTATAGATGAAACAAAAGATAAGCCCGAAGAATTTGAAAAATTAGTCCATCAATTATTTGACTAAAATAAAAATTCATGATATAATATAAATGTAAAGAAGAGCAAATGAAAATTCTTAAATATAAAACAGAATTAAATATTTGACTATTCTTTAAAAGTATGATATAATATGTATATAAAGAGGGAAGGGAAAACCTACCGCTTTAATATAAATAAAATAAATAAATTTTTTAAAACAAAAGGAGATTGATTATTATGACTCAGAACTCAGAACTTGTGCTAAATTATCTAAAGAAGAACTATGGTAGCGAATTTTCTAAGGCCTAGATTGCAGAGGCTCTAGGTATTTCCGTTCCCGCCGTCACTGGCAGCCTAAATGGTCTAATTAAGAAGGGCTATGCCAAGAATACCCGTAGTGAGGAAGTCGTTGTGACTGAAGCTACTGATACCCGTAAGGCTCAGATTAAGAATGTCCTATATCACACTCTAACCGAAGCAGGTCTATCCTACGATCCTGTTGCTGAGGAAGCCGAGAAGCTAGCGGCTAAGGAAGCTGCAAAGGCTGCTCGTGCCGCTGAGCGCGCTGCTGCTAAGGCCGCGAAAGAAAACGCCTAATTATCTGACCCACCAGCGTGGGAACAGTTTCTGTAAATGTAAAAACATTTACTGTGGACGGTTCCAAAAGGAACCGTCCATTTTAAAAATTGACAGAAAATAAAAATTATAATATAATAAAGAAAAAAAGAAATGGAGAAAAAATAATATGAAAACATTAATGGATCAGTCAACAAATAAGGTAACAATTGTAGGTAAGCTTCTAGACGCAACTTTTAATAGTGGTAAGACCAAGGCTGGTGTTCCATATGAGCGCGCGAACATCACTGTTCGTGTAGCACAGCATTATGGCGACCATGATGAAGTAAGCGAAATTCCTGTGAGTATGTTTGCTTCTCAGTTCACGCAGAAGGGTACTCTTAATCCCGCGTGGCAGAGCATTCAGGACCTTCGTAAGATGAAGACCGCGCAGGATCATGGCATTGATGGCGCGGATACGGTTCGTATTACTGGCGCGAATATTCGTGAAAATAACTTCGTATCAAAGAGTGGCCAGCTAGTAACTGGTTGGCAGATTAATACCTCTTTCGTTAATGCTGGTAATACCCCCGAAGTCGCATCTTTTATTCTAGATATTTTCATCATGGATATGACTGATGAACTTGACCGCGATGGCGATCCTACTGGTCGTCTAATTATCAAGGGCGCACTAGTTCAGTATGGTGGCAAGCTTGATGTTTTACAGTTTATTGTAGAAAATCCTGACGCGGTTGATTATATCAGCAGCCATTGGAATCCAAATGATACGAATACTGTAAAAGGTCGTATTCGTGTAACCTCTACCGAAGAGAAGTCTGCACCTTCTACAAGTTCTTGGGGTGAAGATGTTCCTGACACTACAACTCGTATGGTGCGTGAACTTATTATCACCAAGGGTGATGATGAAGGTAAGGAAGAAGACTTCGCATATGACCCAGTTGAAATTAAGAAAGGCTTTAATGCCCGTAAGGCTGAAATTGAACAGCTACAAATTGATGCAAAGAACAAGAGCACCGCTCCTGCTCCCGCCGCAACCTCTAATAAGTATACCTGGGAGTAATTCTCCCAGGTCATTTTTAGGAGGGATGACATATGGCGAACATTGACATTTTCAACCTCGAACCAAGTAAAATTTCCCGTGACCTTAAAGGAAAGTTCTTGCTAATATATGGCCAGCCAAAAACTGGTAAGTCAACATTTGGTTCTCAACTACCACGCGCATTATTCCTTAACTTTGAGTAGGGCACAAATGCTCTCGCTGGTATTCGTGGCGTGCCTATCCTTCGTTGGAC